GGTCGAAGGTGTACGAACTCAAGAACCTTGGGATCGTGCGGGCTACAAACACCTCTAACTTCGATTGAGGTAACTAATCATGGCTTCTATCTTTGAAACCGTAGCCGGCAATGCGATCGGCTACCCAGTTGGGCTTGGTGGCGCTGTCACCCAAGCAACTAGCAAAAGCACTGGTGTAACCCTGAACTTCCCTTCAGGATCAATCACCATGAACGCTGCTGCTTTGGCTGATGCTACAAACGTTTCTTTCACCGTCACAAACAGCTCTATAGCTGCAACCGATGTTGTGATCGTTAACCATGCGTCAGCCGGCACTGCTGGCGCGTATTCCGTTTTGGCCAATGCGGTCGCGGCGGGATCGTTTGCAGTCACAGTGCGCAACGTATCTGGTGGCTCGCTAAGCCAAGCAATTGTGCTTAGCTTTGTAGTCATCAAGGGCGCTGCTAGCTAATGGGACTGTTCGCCTTCCGGCGACTGCGTGATCGGGAGGCTGCTTCTGCGGAGGCGGCCTCTCTTTCTATTGCAGAGCCTAAACTAATACCAACGGAGCCGGACAATGGCAGTAGTGATCGTGGCCACAGTAGGGGCCGCAAACGCAAACTCGTACCTGACGCTAGCGGATGCGCAAGCGATAGTTGATGGCTTTGTCGAGGATGATGATGTACAGCATTGGAACACCGGCAACACCGACAGCCGCAACCGTGCATTGTTTACGGCAACGCAACGATTAGACCGCGAGCGGTTCTTAGGCGCAAGGGCTACTGATACGCAATCATTGCAGTGGCCGCGTACTGGCGTGCGCAAGCCTGACACCTACATCAATACCTATGCGGTTGGGTTTCCGTTCAGGATCACAACTGACTATTTTACCGACACCGAAGTCCCAACGCAAATCAAGTATGCGCAGACCGTGCTGGCAGTGTTCCTGCACAACAACACTGATGCGCTAGGGCTTAGCGGATTGGAGGATTACAAGAATGTCAAGATCGGCAGCCTTGACGTAACGCCTAACGTTGGCTATGGCGCAGTTGGCGCTGACAAGGTGCCACCGCTAATGGAGCGCTACCTGACAGGCCTTAGAATAAGTGGACCAGGTAACTTTGCAATCCGCCGGAGCTAATCATGCCTGATCTTATCTCTCCTGCCGGCGGTGACATCGGCCTACAGCGTAGGTCTGATGGCAGCTATGCAAGTCTTGTAGCAGGTGGCGCATACCGCACTACCGCCAGCATCACCCGCCCCTCTAACACCACCGCCTACACCGCAGGCGACGTAGTTGGGGACACGGGTGGCAGCGCAATTATCAGCCTGACCGCTGCTGGTCCCACTGCTGGCTTTGTCATCATCCAGAGCATCTCGCTGGTGTTCAGCGACAGCACAGTGCCATCTGGTATGGGTGCGTTTCGTTTGCACCTGTACAGCGCCTCGCCTACCGCCATCGCTGATAACGCAGCCTTCGACCTAGTGAGCGGCGAGCGTGACACCTACATGGGCTTCATCGACCTGCCAACACCTCAAGACCTAGGCAGCAGCCTTTACACCCAAGTCGACTATCCCGGTCGGCTGGTCAAGCTAGGTGCCGCCAGTACCACGCTCTTCGCTGAGCTTGAAACCCGTGGTGCCTACACCCCAGTTAGTGCCAGCACGGTAAGCATTCGCATGAATCTGCTGGAGGCTGGGCTCTGATGCGAGGCTCTGCAGCGTTCCGGGTAGCAGTAGCGCCTGGTGGTGCATTGGCCGGCCCATGGGTACAAAACTCTCTGTGGACTGCTGCCCGCGCAGTGCCATCACTTGACCTGCGTTTTGCTGACAACAAGAGCCTGGTTGATGCAGTAACTGGCGCATCGCTGGTCACGTTCACCCGCGCTAGCTCCGGCACGTTTACGGATAGTGCTGGGTTGATCAAGACGGCAACCACCAACGAACCACGCTTCGATCACAACCCCACGACCGGCGAAAGCTTGGGGCTGCTGGTGGAGGAGCAGAGGACGAACTTGCTGGTGCGGAGTGAGGAGTTTGATAATGCAGGTTGGACTAAAGATAACGCAAGTATCACAACCAATACTACTACGGCTCCAGATGGCACTATTACTGCAGATACCTACTCAGGAACCAGCACAAGCGGTGTAAGACAGTCAGTCACGCTTACGTCTGGGACCGTATACACAATTAGTTTTTATGTGAAAAGTGCCGGGCTCGGCAATAATGGTTTTAGGCTAATCATAGACGGAACGCAACCATCTTCTAACTTTACTGCAACTTCTGATTGGCAACGTTTTACTTTTACTGCTACATCAGCCAACACTGGACTTAGAACTTGTGGAATTATTAGAAATTCATTAAATGCTGCCATAGATGTCTTTATTTGGGGCGCCCAACTAGAAGTCGGGGCCTTCCCCACCAGCTACATCCCCACCACCACCGCAACCGTCACCCGCGCCGCAGATGTGGCCAGCATTACCGGGACGAACTTTAGCTCCTGGTATCGGCAGGATGAGGGGACGTTTTTCTGGTCAGGGTCTACTTACGATACCCAGTATTCCAATCAAAATCCATTTAGGGTTACAGAAGGTACCAACCTTCGGGGCATTGGCGTTGGCTTGGATGCGAGAACAACTACAGATGACGCTTACTTCTCGACCCGCAACAATACTAATATTAGTAGCGTAAACTCTTCGTCTCCCTACGTTACAGTGACTAGTAATATACGAATTGCCGGAGCTTTTGGAACAGATATTGCTGCTTCATTCAACGGAAGCACACCTTTAGTCTCATCACCTGCCTATGTTTTTGGCACCGAAAACCAAATGGAAATCATGGGCAATAAAGCAATCTCAGGTACTGGTAACCAATACAACGGCCGTACACGCCGCCTCACCTTCTGGCCTCAGGCCCTGCCATCTCGCTTGCAGGCACTGACGCAATGACAAACCCATTAGACGGCAACACTACCCATGCCTCCCATGATTGAAGAACTGCTCACACCCCTGCCTTCCAACGGGCCATTTTTTAGATTCCCCGATGAAGTTACCGGCATGGCTGCCCTGGATGCTGCTGGCCTGCTCACCGAAGACGGCGACCCCCTCACTGCCAGCCACACCCATGCGCTGGATGTGGTGGGCCTCATCTCCATCGGTGGTGAATACGACGACGAGGGTGAAGTGATCACCCCGCCCACGTTGCTGGACGGCTGGCACATCAACTACGTCGGTGAGCTGCCGGATGGGTGGGAGGAGTATGTGGTCAGTCCTGAGCAGCCAGTGCGGGTGTTTGCGTCATGACGCTTGCTATTCCGCTACGCAAGGTTGCATCCAAGCTGATGGCACGATTTGGCGGTGAGGCCACCATCCGCCGTGTCACGCTTGGGGCCTACAACACCACCACCGGCACTGCTGCTGAAACCACCAGCGACACTGAGCTGCGCGGTGTGCTGGAAGATGTAAACCTGCGTGAAGTCAACGACCTGATTCAAGCTGGCGATAAGCGGTTGATTGTTGCAGCAGCAGATACTGCTGCGGTGCCTACGATGGCTGATCGTGTCATCATTAGTGGTCGCACATTACAGGTAATTGAGGTGCGCACTATCGAGCAAGATAATGAACCCATTACCTACGAGCTAATCCTGAGGGACTAATGGCACGCACTATCCGCGTTGGTGATATTGGCGACTACTGCAACCAGCAGATGGAAAAGCTGCTGCGCGCTGCGGTGCTGGAAACTGACAGTCTGCTCAAGCAAGCCAGCCCAGTTGACACAGGTAGGTTTCGCGCTAGCTGGCAGGTGGGTGAGAATGCAGCCGGGTCATACGATGCAGGCCCGCAGCAATCACCAAGTAATCCTGGCCGCGACAAGACCAGCCCACCTGCCGGACCGATGTTTCCGCTGCGCAAGATGAACTACCAGCAAGAGCGCATCGGCAACGTCTACTCAGTCCACAACAACCTGCCATATGCGGAGCCGCTAGCCAGGGGCACTAGCAAGCAAGCGCCTGGGGGCTGGGTGCAAGGCGCCGCCAAAGATGTCCAGGGCCGCGTCAGAATTGCAGCAGCACGCATCGGCAGGGAATCATGAGCAGCACCTACAACGATGTCCGCGCTGCCATTGAAGGGCGCATTGCTACGGAAATGGCCATAGCGCCTGTGTACCCCGTCAGCTATCAGAACGTACCATTCACACCACCTAACAACACGCCATGGCTGCAGGCGTTCATACGGTTTGGCGACAACAACTACGCTACGCTCACCAGCTTCAACCGGCAGAATGGCACGCTGGTGGTAAATGTCTTCACCCCTATCGGCGCTGGCGCTGCCGCTAATTTCACCATTGCAGAGCGCGTGAAAGATTTATTTGACCGCGCCAAGTTCAGCAGCATCATCTTTGACGCTGCGTCAGGCCCAGCGCAGGTAACGCCAGCAGCACCGCAGCCGTATTACCAAACGCAACTTACGGCAACTTTTGAGGCGTACCTAGACTAGGTACACTGTCACTAGCCACTACCGCTCACAACAATGGCCGTCACTGTCTTGTCCGGTACGTCCGGCGCTCTTTACTACAAACCTGCTGGCACCACCGGCAACTTTGGCGAAGCTGGTGTTGCTGTCGCGACTGACATCATCACTGTTGCCGCTTACTTGAACTTCAAGGTTGGCGATCCTGTTAAGTTCCGGGTTGTTGACAGCCAAACTGGAGGAGCTGGCTCTGGCACGCTGCCTGCGCCAATCAGCGCAGCCACTACCTACTACGTCCTCAGCTACACCGCTGCCACTGGGGCGCTGACAGTATCAACCACGGCCGGCGGCACCATCCTTGCTATTACCGATGATGGCACACTGGCAGCGCCTAACGAGTTTGAGGTGTACTACGCCGATTACGCCGCAGTTGGGCAGGTGCAAAATTGGAGCTTCGAGATCAGCCGCGCTGAGATCGACGTAACCACCATCGGTCAAGCTGTTGGGCAGTATGCGCCATTCCGCGCTTACATCCCTGGCTTTGCTGATGGCAATGGCACCGCTAGCGTCTTTGTTACCAGCGAGGATGCAGCACTATCCAACCGCATGGTGGAAGACGTCATCCAACGCCAGCAGGTTGGTGCTGGCTTCAAGCTGTACACCGACAAGGGCGCTACTGAGGCACTTAGCCGCAGCATCGCCATGGATGCAGTACTGCTGACCGCTAGCCTTAACATCAACCCAGATGATGCCCAGATGGTGGAGATCACCTTCCGTCCTAGCAGCGCGCCGACGTTTGACTTCAGCACCAGCGTCTGATAGCAAATTGCCCCGGCTGACGCTGGGGCTTTTTTGTGCTTAAATACAGCTATCAACCCAATTTTTTTATGGCATCCGCTTTAGAGCGTCTCAAGAAAGCAGCTAATCTGACCCCGACCAAGCGCACCGTTACCCTCAATGATGATACGGTGTTTGAGTTTTACTCAGCACCCCTGACCATGGCAGAGCGCGAGCGTGCGCAGAAGATGCCAGGCGGCGATGACACCAATGGCTTTGCGCTAAACCTGCTGGTTACCAAAGCCGTTGACGACACCGGCAAGCGGCTGTTTACTGCCGGTGAAATTGCGGAGCTAAAGAACGAGGTACTAGATGCTGACCTTCAGCAGATGATGCTTGCCATTATCACCAACCCGGAGGAAACCGAGGAGCTTGATATGAAAAGCGTTAAAGGCGGAGCTAAAGCGTGACAACCTGCTGATGCTGCAGATGGGTGTAGCTAAAGAGCTTGGCTACACCTTGATACGGCTGAAGTCAGAGTTGACAATGGAAGAGTTGCTGCTGTGGTCAGCTTATTTTGATGTGACCAATGAAGAGCAAGAGCGTAGAATGAAGCAAAGGCGGTAGGGCTGTGTCGGTTGTTGCTAATGTCGCCATCAACGTTGACAGCAGCGGTGCTGTTAGCAAGCTGCGGCAGGTGCAGACGCAGGCGCATCAGACTGAAAAAGCGTTTGGTGGTATAGCAGCAGCAGTTGGCAAGCTAGCGATTGCATTTGCTGGCATTCAAGCGGCAAGATTTGTATTTGTAAAAGCTGCTGAGCTAGAAAGCCAGACGCGCAGTCTGCAGGTATTAACAGGCAGCGCCGAAAAGGCTGGGCAGATCATCAAAGAGTTGCAGCAACTTGGCGCCGTCACGCCATTTACTAGCACTGAGCTGATTGACTCAGCTAAACGGCTGCAAGCGTTTGGCGTTGAAGCTGACAAGGTAGTTGAAACCACCAAGCGGCTAGCAGATGTAAGTGGTGCCACTGGTGCTGAGCTATCTGGATTGGTGACGGCCTACGGGCAGGTGCAAGCCAAGGGCCGACTACAAGGTGAAGAGCTGCTGCAGTTCCAAGAGCGAGGCGTTGCGCTGCAAACAGAGCTGCGCAAGATGTATGGACTCTCAGGAGAAGAGTTCCAAAAGGCGCTAGAGAAAGGGCGCATCGGATCTGAAGCTGTAGAAGTTGCGATACTGCGGCTTACCAGCGCAGGTGGTAAATACGCCAATGGCGCCATTGCGCAAAGCGATACGCTAAATGGTAAACTATCAACCTTGCAGGACTCATTTGAGCAGCTTGCAAGAAACATAGGCACGTTTTTTGCGCCTGTATTTAAGTTTTTAATTGACGGTATTAATGCTTTCCTTGATCGTGTTAATAATGGACTAAGGGCATCTGCACAGCTAAAAGCAAACGAACAAGCCGCAATACAAACTCGCAAAAAGTTTGGGGCGTTTCGAGCGGCTAACCCATTTGACCAAGAAGCTCAAAATTTTGAAGCTAATTTACAAAAACAATTATTTAATGCAAGTGCAAACCCCAAGCCTGCCGCGCCGTCCGCCGCAGTCCCTATGGGCGTGCCGGCGCTTCTAGGCGGCGGTGGTGGCCGTGCCGGTGGTGGCGGTGGTGGCGCCAGCAAAGCGGCCAGCGATGCCAAGCGGGCAGCAGATGAAAAACTAAGGGAGTCACAGCGCGTTGCTGATGTAATAAAGGATCAGCAATTTATTACACAGCAACTAGAGGTGCAGCTTAGATTTGCAAATGAGATATTTGAAGCGGAGCAAAAAGGAGACGCCATACGCGTACTCAACTTACAAACGCTAGAGCAACAAGTTTTAGCAGAAAATGATATTGCAAAGGCAATGAGTGAAGAAGCAGACGCCGCCGCTAGGCTTGCCATAGCTGCAGCAGGACGGGTCAAGCTGCAATCTATTACCAATAAAGGCGTGCAAGATGTTATTGCATTGCAAGCGCAGCAAGAAAAAAACTTTGATGAAATCATCGCTGGCCTTGAACTAGAGTTAGCACTTAAAACCGCTACCACCGAAGAAGCGCGTGAGCAGCTAAGGCTTAAAAATGAACTACGCAAGCTTGAAGGGCAAGGATTTACGGATGAACAAGTTGGGCAAATCACTGGCCTGCAAGCTCAAATAGCCGCGCCAGATACTGCTGCGCAAACTATTGAAAAACGCATCGGCACACTCAAAGATGAAATCGCCGAGCTTACCAACATCGGCAACATCGCCATTACGGTGGCTGATGGTATTGGTGCAGCCTTTAGCCAAGCGTTCCAAGGCTTGATTAGTGGGTCGATGTCTGCCCAAGAAGCGCTTTCATCGTTCTTCAAGTCCGTGGGCGATATGTTCGTCAGCATGGCAACTGAGATTATTGCTAAGCAGTTGGTGATGATTACGCTGCAACTGATCCTGCAGGCGTTGGGTGCCGTGGCTGGCGGTGGTATTAAAGGCGCAGGCAACGCTGCAGGGCCTAAAGCGTTTGGCGGCGGTGGCCCCAAATTCAACCCTGGTGCGTTCTCAATGCCCAAGCTGGCAGGCCGTGCAGGTGGCGGCCCAGCCGCAGGCGGCACACCTTATCTGGTAGGCGAGCGTGGCCCTGAGTTGTTTGTGCCGGGCAGTAACGGCGGCGTGATGTCTAACAATGACCTGCGCTCTGCAATGAACAGTCAAGGCGGTGGTGCTGCTGGCTCGCCTGTGCTTAACATGAGCTTTGAAAGCACCACCATTGGCGGCGTGGAATATGTCAGCCGCGATCAACTGGAGCAGGCAATGGCTGAGACTAGGCGCAATGCATCACGCGATGGCGCCCAGCGCGGCATGACAATGACCCTAGACCGCATCCAGAACAGCAACTCCACCCGCCGGAGGGTTGGCATCTAATGGCTGACTTCCCTGCACTAACACCAACCGCTCGTAGCTTTCAACTTGGGCAGTATCCGGTCAAGACGTATCGGGCTATGTCGGGCGCCACGTTGCGCCGCAGCTTCGGCAACCGCCCATTTGGCCACACGTTGGACCTGCAGTTTGACAACGTACCGGAGGCCACGGTCAACACGATCATTGACCACTACAACACCCAAGGCGGCGGCACACTTGGCTTTACCTTGCCTGCAACGGTGTTTGCCGGATACAGCGCTGACTTGCGCAACCGCGCCCAGACCCCCGCTGGCATCGAGTGGCTGTACGCCGAGCCGCCTAGCGTTAGCAGTGTCTTGCGTGATCGCAGCAGCGTCACGGTCAAGCTGATAGGCGAAATCCGATGACCGAAAT